CATTGTTTAGTACTGAAGCAGCTTTTACTTGCTTAGTGTGTGCCATTGATCTTGCTAGTGCCTTTGTGTATCTAGCACCAAGACGATCATAGAGATTGTCTTCCATTGCTTCCTCAGTTAATGCGAAAGCTAATGCAACTGTCTCCATTGTATATCTTGATGTATATACTTCGTTTGCACTATCAAAAGATACACCAGCACCCTCTGATTTAGTTGCAGCATTGCCGAAACCACTGATCATTACTTCTTCTTCAAACGCTCTGTCTGAAGATTCAGTATCATAGATTTCTGCATGCTCATTGTCGTAACGGTCATACTCCATGCCAAACAGGGCATTTAGACCAGGTTCTAGTTCTTTAACTAGTTGCGCTCTTGATATAGCCATAATCTAAACTCCCTTATGCTAATCCTGCACCCTTTTGTCCAAATATGTGATTTTGAATCACAACATAGACATTGGTTGCATCTGATGAAACATCGCTATTCTCTGGATCTTGCGAAATATCAATCGCTTTCAGAGGTAAACCAGCAGTAGTTGCACCTGTTGTTACATCTAACTCTGCACCAGAAATACCAGTTACAGTTGAACCTGCTGTGGTATAAACAATGTCAAAGTTACCTAATAAATCTGCAACTGGAAATGCGTCATCAGCTTGGATTTCAAAGATAACGCTTGGGTCATCTATAATGAAAGCCTCAATGTCACTAGCATTTGTGCTTGCAGGGTAGTAGTTGGAAAAAGTTTCTTTTCCAGTTGTAGGGTCTGTATACCTACAACCATTGAACACTCCAACTATTGGAACAGTACCACCATCAGCGTGAATTTCTACGCCTCCGCCAGTGACTTGCATAACCATGTCACCTTGAAATATAGCAGTTCCATAGTTGGCAGCGATTCTATATCGGGATTGTCCTCCAGTATAGGGTGTTCCACCTATTCTTTTAACAGGACGCATTCCGAAAGCAGCATCTTGATTTGCCATTTCTATCTCCTAAAAATTAAAATTATGAGTCAGGTTTCTTGCCACCAAAAGCGACTTGAGACCTTCTCTCTGGTTTAAGCATAGGCATTGCAGCATTTGAATCTCTCATCATATCTCTGTCAATAGCCTCCATTTGATTATTTGTTTTGCTTTGAAAATATTGATTTCTTTGCTCAACAAGTTCATCAGGTATCCGTGCTAACAAAAGACCACCCTGACCGATTACTCCAGCATTTTTGCCTTCATCAATTACAGGTGCATCAAAGTCGGGATATTCTTCAGCACGAACTAATTCATATCCTTCTCTAAGCCGTTTATGAATATTTGATCTGTCATCATATTCCATAACTCGTTCTCTTATCCATCTGTGTTTATAACCCACAGGTGCTTCTGGAGCATCAAGCGTTGATGGTGGCTTCCATTGTTGTACTCTCGCAGTTTTTTCACGAGTTTGCGACTCTCGATTAGTACGATCAGCCATTACGCTACTCCTTTTGTTTTTTCTATTTTAGCTACTTCCTGTGCATACTTTTCTAAAGGTATTCTCATTTTTTTTGCAAAGGCTACCTGACCAGGTGTAAGCTCAATAGTTTTTTTACCACCCTTTTTTAGAGACCGTCCACTGGACGCAGGAGCTACAGACTGGGCGTTTTTCTGTCCTCCCTTAAATTTGTGCGGAAATTCAACAGCCATACGCTTGCTAACTTCTGCATAATAATCATCAGTTGATGGATCAAAACCTTCTTGTCCAACTAATTGTTCATGTATAGCTCTTGCTCCGCTTGTCATAATCATATCAGTTCCAAACCAAGAATTATTATCCAACCATTTTTGTAACTTAGGATCTAAGTCTTGTTTTTGAGGAGTTTGCCTCGTTTGGGCTGTGTTCTGTTCAACATTGCCCTTTTCCTCATTATTTCTAACTGTTCCCGCTTGCTCAACACGAGCTTTTTGGATTCTGAGTCTTTCGTTTTCAATAGCGAGTTTAGCCATGAGGTCGCTTGCCTCAGACATTTTTTCAGCATCTCCAGCATCAAAAGCCTCCTTATAAAGTTTTTTAGCTTGAGCAGTTTGTGACTCAATCCTATTACCAAACTCTGAAGTATAGCCTTGATTTAACTGATTAAGCTGTTGTTTTAATTGTTCGTTTTCATTTTTTTGTTGTTGAGCAAAATTAAAAGCAGCTTCTGCTTCTTCTAATGCTTGCTTACGTTTAGCAGTTAATTGATTAATTCTTTTTTGAACATTGTCACTATATACCTCAAGCTCTTCTGGCTCTTCAGATTTTTCACGAACAATTGTTCGGTTTTCTTCATCTTTTTTTTCTGATGAAGTTTCAGTTTTTTCTTCAACTACAGGTGTTTCTTCTTCTACTTCGTAGACAAAATTTTCTTCCTGTGTTTCTTGTGTCTGTGTTTCATTATTCATTATGTTCTCCATTATATATAAGAAATATCTTTAGGGTCAAGTATAGATGCAATAATATTATCGTCATTTATGATTCTTAGCTCTAAACCATCCACTTTGAACTTATTTCCAGCATATCTACCCATAAGTACCCAATCTTTCTCAGAACACCACGCTCCACTTGGGAATTTATCTTTATCTTTATAAGCGTCAGGACCTATTTTTACGACATAGGCTACAACACTTGCAAAACTTTCACGATCTCTAGTCTTATCAGGTATTATAATACCATTAACTTTTTCTGGAACGTAATATGGAATAACAAGCATCCTGTAACCAGTTGGGCTTGGTAAACGATCAAGAGCTGATCTTTCCATTTTAGAAGGGTCTTTTGAGTTTGGATTAGCATCTTCTTTATCATCAAATGCTTTACTTATAGAGGGAGAAGTCGGATTGATTTTTTTTTGTGCCACAAACCGTTCTGGCACGATCAGTTTCTTAGTCATCTAAGTCTGTACCTTTCATCGAGGATTTTAATTCTTCTTCAATCCAAGTCATTCCTCGTATTTGACCTGTTATGAACCGATAGTCTTCCATTGAGTCTATCGAACCATCAGCCAAAGATTGAGCTAAATCCTCTTTTCTTTGACGTATGTTCTTATATAAATACTCTGCTAATTTAATTCCGTCCACACTTATTTTCCTCTACCTTGTGATGCCTTTAAACATTTTACATGTTTATAATAAAAATAATTACCAATTTTACTAAAACATTTTGCTAAAGTTAGCCAATGCCACATCATTTTGTTAAACCTTTTTGCTTTTCATATGTCCTCAAGCCGCCCAATCCGAGCATTCCCATTAAAACAGTCATTAAACTTCCCATGTCAAATGTAGGTAATTCTGGTATAGTAACTCCAATATATGCACATAAGAATATAGTTATAGGTGCTAATACAAAATGCCAACACAAAGCTATGCCACAAGTCCAACCTATGAATGGTCTCCAACCAGCAACAAAGATTGACTTATGTTGAGCTTCAGCTTTGTTTATCTCTAGCTGACCTTTAGCTAGTTCTTGTGCATGGTTCTCAGCCATAGTTGCCACCTCATGTGCCAACTTATTCTTCATATCTTTGTCTTCTATAAACTTACCAAGTAAATTACTTACTGGTCCTATCAATGCTGTTAACATTACTTATGCTCCTTATGTTCGTGACCCATCCATATACCAAAAACACCTGTCATCACACCCATGACCACAGATACAAATGCTGACTGTGCTGCAGTAGGTGCGTCTAAATCCATAAACCACTCAGCACATCTCCATGACATAACTGTACTAGCAAGCATCATACATCTTGGTAGTATTTTCCATTTAAGAAACTGTTCAACTGTAACCATTAGTACACCTTCACTTTCTCTGTATCCACAAAAGGTACGAGTTTACATATGCACTCATATGTTTGTGGCTCATTGCCTTTCATAAATGTTTGGTTATCTAGTACATCCTTGTAATGTATACACACATTAACATCTTGAAAGTATATACCACCATTAACAATACCATTTAATGTGCAAGCAAGTAAAAAGGCTGTCATTTAGATATAC